CAATGAGCGGTGCTACGCCTACCGGGTGCTGGGCAAGTGCCACGAGGAGCTGGGCAGGCCTTGGGAGGCCGAGGCGGCCTATCACCGCGCCTGCGCCGAGGCGCCCAACACCCGCGAGCCTTGGTGCGCCACGGCCCTCCTGATGTACCGCCAGAGCCGCTGGCCTGAGAGTTACGCCGCCGCCATGCGCGCCTTGGCCATCCGAGATCGGGAGCTGGTCTACACCTGCGACCCGGAGGTCTGGGGAGCCCAGCCGCACGATCTGGCCAGCATCGCCGCGTGGCATCTGGGCTTGCAAGAAAGCGCAATCGAGCAGGCCCGCCTTGCAGTCGAGAAGAGCCCCGACGACCTGCGCCTGCGCGCAAATCTCAAGGCAGTGACCGAGACAACCAAGCAAAACGTCGCCTAAGCGAAAGGAAGCACCATGTTTGAATTACTGGGTGGAGGCATCTTCGGAAGCCTACTGGGCGGCGTTTTCCGCCTCGTGCCTGAAGTTCTGAAGTGGATGGACAAGAAGAACGAGCGCGGCCACGAGCTGCAGATGTTCCAGTCGCAGTGCGATCTGGAGAAGCAGCGCGGCGCGCAGAAGCTGGCCGAAGTCGGCGCACAGCGCGACGCCACGCTGGATATCGGCGCCATGACGGCCTTCCAGAGCGCCATCCAGCAGCAGACGGACATGGTCAAGGCGGCCGGCGGCTGGGCCGCGAGCCTGTCGGCCAGCGTGCGCCCGGTGATGACCTACTACCTGCTGGTAATCTACGGCGTGGTGAAAATCTGCCTTGTCATCAGCCAGATGCGCACGGGCGTGCCCTTCGTGGACGTCATGCCCAAGCTCTGGTCCATGGACGACATGGCCCTGCTGGCGGGCGTCGTAAACTACTGGATCCTCGACCGCACGCTGGCCAAGCGCGGTATCTAGTGGACCTCACCCTGACGATCGAGCTGGTGAAGCGGTTCGAGGGGGTTCGGGCCAAGCCGTACCTGTGCCCGGCGGGCATCCCCACGATCGGCTACGGCTCAACCCACTACGCCGACGGGAGCGCCGTCACCTTGGCCGATGCTCCCGTGTCCAAGGAGGCCGCGCACGAACTCATGGAGGCGGAACTGCGGCACAGGTACCTGCCGGCCGTCCTGCGCCTCTGCCCAAAGGCGGCCGGCGACATCAAAACGGTAAACGCCTTGGTGGACTTCTGTTATAACCTCGGAACTGGTAGACTTCAGACCAGTACCTTGCGCCGAAAAGTAAACTCCCAAGACTGGACCGGGGCGCGAGAACAAATCAGGAAATGGGTCCGCGGTGGGGGGCGCATCCTGCCGGGCCTCGTGGCGCGGCGGGAGGCTGAGGCAGCCCTTCTGCCACATGGGAGTTTGTAAATGATCGAAGATCTCATCAGTCGCGTGTTCCACAGCCGCAATCTGGCGCACTGGAACCACTGGCGCACCAAGTCCTACGCCCAGCACAAGGCGCTGGGCCACTTCTACGATAACGCGATCGAGGCGCTGGACGACGTCGTGGAGGCCTATCAGGGCGCCTTTGATCTCGTCAGCACCATCCCCGCCCCCGACAAGAGCGACAACGACATCCTCAAGCACCTCGAGACCGAGGCGGCTTGGATCGAGCAGCACCATGAAGAAATCTGCAAGGGCAACCGCGCCGTCGCCAATCTGATCGATGGTCTGGGCGACGTGTACCTCAGCACCATCTACAAGCTGAGGAACCTGAAGTGACCTTGGATTATCAAGTCCTCTTCAACGGAGCCACAGGCATCGCCGCCTTCTTTGGCGGCTGGATCATTAACAACATCTACAAGGCCGTGGAGCGTCTGGACAAGGACGTGCGCGACTTTCCGGTCACCTACGTCGCGAAGGATGACTACCGAGACGACATGCGAGACGTGAAGAAGATGCTCGACAAGATCTTCGACAAGCTCGACGGGAAGGCCGATAAATGAGCACCAGCGCCACCGCGATGACCTTCACGACGCTGCAGCAGGACGTGCGTCGTTACCTTGAGCGTGGCGCCACGCTGGCCTCGGACGCCGTCGTCTACGAGCAGATCCCGCGCCTCATCAATCTGGCCGAGCGCCGGATCGCCCGCGAGCTGAAGGTTCAGGGCTTCATCAACGTCGTGACGGGCACCCTGACTACGGGCCTGTCCGTGTATGACAAGCCTGACCGCTGGCGCGACACGATCAGCATGAACATCGGCACGGGCGCCAGCAACAATACGCGCACGTTCCTATTCACGCGCGGGTATGAGTACCTGCGCAGCTACTGGCCCGACAGCACGCAGATGGACACACCGCAGTTCTACGGCGACTACGACTTCAGCCACTGGCTGATCGCGCCGACGCCGGATGCGGACTACCCCTTCGAGGTTCTGTATTACGAGCTGCCGCCCCTCCTCAGCGAGGAGCTGCAGAGCAACTGGATCAGCGAGTACGCGCCGGAGCTCCTGCTGTACGCGACGCTGCTTGAGGCGACGCCGTTCCTGAAGAACGATGAGCGCATACAAGTCTGGCAGGCCATGTACGATCGCGCCGCGGCCATGCTGAACGGCGAAGATCTCAAGAAAATCTTGGACCGCTCGGCGGTTCGCAAGGAGGCTTAAATGTCGGTCTACACGCAGGTCTTCGGCGGCACGACGATCTACCCGTCGAATGTGTCGTATTTGGCGCTGGCCCTCACGGCGGACGTGACCCTGTCGTGGCCGTTAGATGCCAACACTGGCGCCGACGTGGCCGCGCGCATCATCGACGTGACGCCCACTGGCGCCTACTCGATCTTCATGCCGCCCGCCGACCAGACCGGCGTCGGCCAGACCACGCTCTTCAACAACCTCGGCCCCGACACCATCACGGTCAAGGACAGCGTCGGCGGCACGCTCATCTCTCTGCTCGCGGGCCAGCAGTGGCAGATCTACCTGACCGACAACACCACGGCCGCAGGCTCGTGGCGCGTCTTCCGCTACGGCGCGGCGACTGCTCAGGCGCAGGCCTCGGCCCTCGCAGGCCTCGGCCTCGTGGCGCAGGGCAGCGTCCTGTCGCAGACGTATCCGACCATCACCTTCAATAGCGACTACACGGCTGGCACCTCTGATCGGGCGGCCTTCTACGTCTGGACCGGCGGCGTCGGCGCTCTCACCCTTCCCGCGGCGGCCGCCGCAGGCAATGGTTTCTTCCTCGCCGCGCGCAATAACGGCAGCGGCAATCTGACAGTGACGCCGGCTGGCTCCGAGAACATCAACGGAGCCCCGACACTCGTGCTGCGCCCCGGAGACAGCGCCGTCTGCAATAGCGACGACATCGGCTGGTACACTGTCGGCTTCGGTCAGGATGCCGTGTTTGCCTTCGACTACACGTCCATTGACCTGTCCAGCGCGAGCAGCCCCTACGTCCTGAGCGGGGCCGAGCTTAACCGCATTGCGTATGAGTTCATCGGCACCCTGACCGATGACATGGTTATTCAGGTTCCCGGCACTACGCAGCAGTATTGGATCAGCAACGCGACCTCCGGCTCGTACGTTCTGGGTATCGGGCTTGTGGGTCAGGATCCGCCTGCAGATGTGCCGCAGGGCTCCCGCGGCATTTACTACAGCAATGGCGTCGCCGTCGTGAACGCGGCGACCGCGAGCATTGCGACGCCCATTTCCATATCCGACGGCGGCACGGGTGCCACCTCTGCGGGCGGCGCGCTTATCAATCTGGGCGGCACGTCAGTCGGCATCGCCGTCTTCACGGCGGTAGATGAGGCGGCAGCTCGCGCGGCCATCGGCACCCCCTCAACCGAAGACAGCTACAGCTTTGCAGTGGCGATCAGCTAATGCCAGACGAGATCGTCCGCATAGCATCTTCGCCGGGTATCAAGCGGGACGGCACCAAGTTCGAGGGTGACGCCTACGTTGACGGCCAGTGGGTGCGCTTCCAGCGCGGCCTCCCGCGTAAGATTGGCGGGTATCGCTCGATCAACAAATATCTGCAGGGACTGGCGCGCACGCTCTACACCTACACGAAGAACCAGCTCACCTACGTCCACGCCGGATCGTCCACCCTCGTGGAGCGTTTCTACATAGACGGCGGCGGCAACACGTCCGTCATTGCCGATAGGACGCCGAGCGCCCTCGCCGCGGACACGCGCAACATGTGGCAGTTCGACAGCGATCACGGCACCGACGGCAATCTTCTGCTGATCGCGCAAGTGGCGCCGAACCTCAACTGCATCTGCAACAACGACGGCGGCCAGCTCTTCGTCGGCGACCTCTTCGGCACGGACGCCCTGACTGAGCTGACGACTGGCGACGGTAATTTACCCGA